GTTACGGTTTTACCCATTTGACGAGAAGCCAATACTATATTAAATCTATTATGTTGAAAGTCTCTAAGCATTTGCTTTTGATAATCTCTCAACTTAACCTGCTGAACTCCATTATCTGTCATTACAACTGCATACTTTTCAGCAAAATATACAATATCATGTGCACACTTGGCTAATTCTGTAACTTCTTCGTTTGTATATTCAAATACAATATTACCTCTTCTTAAAAATTGCTTTCCTTCATAAAAAGGCATGGAGACAGAAGGACGGTATCCCTGATCCAATGCTAGTAGTAATTCATTGATACTTTTACTTGACCATATCAATTTACTAGCGTCGTCTGCGGATTCACCTTTAGGTACCCATCTATTATCTATATCACTCATTTATTCTTCTGTTATTTCAACATCTTCGATCTGATCATCCTGGATTCCATTCTGTATCATTCTCATAATATCCTTTGTTCCTCTTTGAACATTATCGTTGGAAGTTCTGCCAGATGGCGTTGATGCGTCAATTTCTCTAACGTCATCTCTTTTCTTGTATATTTCAATATCCCTTGCGATTCTCTTAGCACCTTCCTCAGCTGCCATTAAATACATTGTTTGAGATTTGATAATATCTAGCATTGATTTTTGTAAAGTTGCAAGAACTTCAAACATTCTTGGGGCTACTTCACCATCTTCAATTGCTTCTAATAAAGTTGTTAGTGCTCTTTCACCTGCCTGTAGCTGATAAATAAGAGAACCCATTGTCATTTCATCAATCTTTTTCTTAGCTTGAATGTATTCGTCCTTTTCAATAATATCTTTATCCAGATAAAATTTCATTAGTGACGTAATAGTTTTCTTTGCTTTATTTGATGAGCTTATCTTTAGTTCCCCGTATGTTGGTAATGTTGGAAGATCTCGCTTTGACGGTAATTCAGGGTCCGTTTCGATAACGTCCTGTATTGTATCATTATTTCCAATCAAATCATCAAGCTCTTTTCTAATATCCTCTGCTTGTGAATTAATACTCTTTTTATCTTCTGACATATTTATGTGTTTTATTATAGATTATTTATCCCGATTTCTATCTAGCGTTCTTGAAACGTTGATAGCCTAAACTTGGAATTGCATTATCTATAATGATTGATAATTGATTATCTCTCACAACATATTGATTTAATATATTGCTATGTTGTTCTAATTCTATTACATTAGTAAATACTCTAATGTTTGTCATTTTTGTATTGTTACCTCTTAAGTGATAATTAGAACCAGTGTCCCAAACTAATTGGGAAGAAACGTCCATGACTGTTGTGTATTCTTTTATTAAATCGTTATTATTATCCTGTGGTCTACTTCCTATTGCTGTTCCACTATTACCTGTTGAATCTAATCTATATAATGATGCTGACACTTGTAGGAATTTATTATTTATATTCAATACAAGTCCATACCATTCTCCTTTTTGTAATAAAGTACTGTGTGTAAATACATAATCATTTCCACCTGCATTAATCCTAAGATTAGTTGCACTTATGTATATTTTAAATCCTCCGAGTGCTGCTAAATCACCAAACAATACATATTCTGAAGTATCTGTACTTTCGAATTGTGGGTTAAACCATAGTGAAATTGCTAAATTGTCGGTTGATGCTAGTTTTGATGCTATTGAATATTCTACAGCAGTTTGGGTTGCTACAACATCTGTTAGATCATAGTAATTTTTACTAACTACAGTCCATCTATTTTTTAGATCATAATCTTCTATTTTTAATTTTTGATCTATAAATCCTCTAATACCATCTCTATATGCTGTTGAAACTGTTTGAAATTGTTGAGGGTTTGTATCTTTTTCTTGTTCTTCTTTTTGACGTTCTCCAAATACTTCTTCAACTCCAGTTACTAGACTATCTGTGTCCACCTCGAACTGGTTCTTGATCACCGATGATCTATCCTGATATTTCACTAACATTACCCTCCAATATGACGAGGCGTGATTAAACTCATCAGCAAGTGATGATGAACTAATTTCATACATTTTATTAATAATTGGAATAAACATATAATCTTTGTTCCTTGGTTTTTTACCTGCGCCAAATGCAGCTTCAAATGCAGCAGCAGTAATATGAATTTCAAATTCTGCAAATTCCATTCCAAAAACATCATATGTCATAGACTCATCTGGAAATTCATTATCTGGAACCAATACCTTAACGTTTTGCTTATCTACAACATTATGCAATGAATATTCCATTAAGTGAACATCCTCAGTTCTCATATCGGATTCGGTTCTAAAGTATTGAACCTGATGTCCGAATATATTACTAGTCATATCCATAAGTTGTTTATAAATATTAACTGACTTATTTAAATTATATGGGTTAAATAAATTATCATCTGCGCAAACTTCAATGTTAGGACATCCATTCATTGCAAATGGGTCAGCACATTCAACACAAAATTGAGGGCAGCTTTCAATAATACCTGCTTCTGTTTCTAGCGTGTATGTTATTGATATAATTGAAATAGTTGATCCAGTTGATAATGCAGAAACCTCAGCTCTAACATCTAACCATAATGGCTTTGATGGATCAAAGATTAATCCTAATAAGTTTGGATATCCTAAATCAGTATTAAGTGGTCTTAATTCTGAAAATTGAGTATTATCAGTTGACCATCTATACTCATAATCAAAGAAATTTGAAGCATCTGTTGGTTTATAATACTCAAGACCTGCTGTTGTAAAATCTACATTCTCAGTAAAGTCTAGTTCAATTTGTGATGTTATAGTATCTATAGTGTATTCAGTATTACCTAGTATTAATTTATCACCAGGTGTAAATAGATTAAAATTAGTTAAATTTCCGTTTACTTTAGTAGTTCCTAATGTAGTTGAAATAGTTCCAACTGTTTGAAAATTCTGAACCCCTGCTATAATTTCCCAACCGAGTACTTTAGCAGTATTATAGTATGGATCTCTAAGTGATGCTATTAAAAAATCACCGTATTCTGTTGCTGTATATCCTGTAACCATTATTCTTCTATATTTTCTATATTTTCATCTTCGGTTTTAATATCCTTAATGACAGTATCTTCTGGTTTGTATTTTTCACCAGCAATCCAAGAAGCTACAAAACCTGTTAGCGATGCAAAGTAAACTGATAAATCATTTAAATCTCTAGAGAAGTACATTGATACAAATCCAGCAATAGCCCAAAGAAGAACTACAACATATATCATCATCTCTCTTCTAGAATGAGGACCTTTACGCATTATCCCTGTTTTACCACTTGGTCTTTTAGATTCTGCCCACACATAAGTTGCTGCGTATGCTGTTAGTGATCCAAAATATATTGCAAGATCTGATAGGCTTGATGCTTTAAATGCGGCATAAATTCCCATTACAATCCAAAGAACAACTATAATATATATTAGTGCTTCTCTCTTTCCGAAATTATTAAATATTTTCATGATTAAACCTTTAATTTAATCTATATATTCAATTAAATATATCAATAATCTGTAACTATTAATACAAGTGGATTGTCTCTTTCTATCTTAGGGTCTATTAGGTCCATTAATTCAGTAACCAATGGCATAGGATCTATCTCAGTATCTTCATCAATATCTTGATCTATTTCCTTATTTACCCATATATCAAGTATATCTAATAAATCTATTAGTTTTATTCTCTTATATGGAACACCCTCCTCTAATATTTTTAATTCCTCTAATATAGGATTAAGTACTTTTAATTCTTTAGTGTAAAACCAATCATGTAATCTAATTGTCATTGATAATACTTTAAAATCAAATTTAAGAAGTTTATCGCCGTCTATTTCTAGAATTCTAGTAAATTCTTTATCATAGCTTTTTGTTATCTTAAGATATTTTAAATTAACAAGATCGTCAAGCATCCTATATATGAAATATGGTGAATTTACTTTTTTATGTAAAAAATCTGCACCAACCGACTTGATCCTATTAATCATAGGGGAGTAATTAACTTCTATAAGTTTTCTTAATTGATCAATATCAACAATTACAGAATCTTCATCAACTTCGATGTAATCCAAGTCGTTTTTGATTTTAACCCACAATCTATTATCTAAGTGATTGTATCTATATAATGTAACATCTACTACTGTAGGAAAATTACTAATATTCATTTGTAAACTAATTAATACACTTGTATCGACTTTTCAATCGCCTTCAGTGTGGTGTGTAACTCATCAAGTGCGAACTTCTCAAGTTCCTTAAACTCTCTCATTCCTATTTCATTCTTATCAATAAAGAATTTAATAACTTCATCGCTTGGTATATATTTAGATTTACTTACCTTTGCTTTTGCTGATTTTTTTGTCTTTGTATAAACCCAGCGCGGAACTGCTCTAAATCTAGATGCAACTAAAGCCCAGCTATCGATAACTGCTATAGGATTAATACCATTAACATTAAACAATTGAGCGTTTGATGGAAACTTGATAGCAAAGAATCTATTAATCATAAAGTGATGGCGCTTCTTATTGAAGTTCTTTATGTTACTATAGTCCTTTTGCTTCGTGAACATGATTTTCACGAAATCGAATAATTTTGTTTCGTCTAGCATATATTTAAAATAACTCTTTAGTTATTGTACTGTCTGCATGTCCCTTTGTTTCAGGTGTTTTTAATCCTGCAAATGGATTATATCCACCGGGTGCTGCTGTTCCTTTCTTCTGTAACCAATCAGTTCCTTCTAATATAACTTCCATCTTTGTAAGTTTTTGAACAATTGGCATTATTGTAAGATCTGATTCTATAGCCTTATAGATTTGCTTTTGAATAGGATCTGGTATTGTATTAAAGTGTAAGAGCATTAGATCTAAGTTTTGATTGAATCTAGCGCGTATTTCTTCTGGAGTTGATTTACCTATAGTTGTGTGTATGATATCTACAATTAAAGAAACGCAATCTTTATTGAAGAATTTATCTATTGTAAAATCACCTTCAGTTTCTTTAAACTTATCTAATATTTTATTAGCATTCTTTTCTGTGATAGAATAATTCATTATTTTACCGCTAGCTGCTGTTTTAGTCCATGTGACAACACTTCTAATATTATCTGACTTATCTCCTTGTATTATTTTTGTAAAGATAAAATCATCACAATTTATTTCTTGAGTAGTTACGCGATTAGTGCGTATCCATTCTGTTAGATTTTCTTTAGCTTGATCTTGTGCAGTTGCATCTGAAGACATGTTAAATAATAAATCATCATTTGACATTGTATCAGTAGCTCTTTTAGTTAATAAGTCTTCGAAACCTTCAAAGCCAATTAACACTCTTCTAGAACTATAATACCATAAAGAGTATGCATCTGTTGCATCATTGTAATTAACAAGTTGGATAAGATCTCTATCACCCGACCATACTATACAGTTTCTACCTTCATTGTTTAATTGAGTTGACCATCCGAATATAACATCATCTGCTTCTGCTCCATTGATTTGATGAATTACTACACCTTGTTTAGCAAGAATTTCTTGCCATTCAGCGTATACACTAAACACTGCTTTCCAGTTTACTGAATTATCTTGTACTCTAGTACCTTTATATTGAGCTTCCGGAAATAAATCTTTACGCCATGATTTAGAATCTACAGTAACTACGATTTGATCAACGAATGTTGACATCTTACGCAACTCTGAAGCAAAATCAATACATAGCTTTCGCATTAATCCTTTTTGACTATCTTCAGTTCCTAGTAATTGTTCACCTTTTTTGTTTGGAAGAACGAATAATCTACTGTGTAGAAAATAATTACCATCTATTAATAATGTGTGTTTACCTAATTTCATATTGTATGTTTTATTTTGTATATGTAAATATAAACCTTTTTTGCGACATAAAAAAATTATTGTCTAACTATTTCTTGTAATTTATAGACGCAGCTTAAAAGAGTTATAACTTGATCTATTACTAGATTACGTTGAGCCTGGTGTTCTGCTACAGTAACTGCAATCTGTGGAATAAATCTAGCAGCACTTGGCTTTTCTGATTGAATATATTGTATAAATTCTTCTCCTAATGTTTGGAGTACATCATCAACTCTGTTTGAATATTCACCAACTAAATACTGATAGTTTTTAACTGGATCTGTTTGATTGAATATTAATTCATATACATCTTTATAGACTGAATTAAATTTCTTTACATCTTCAACCCCAATATTCTTTGTTCCTTGTGTTTTAAATCCTTGTAACTTGTTTAGAGTAGATCTTAAATCTGGAAAGTTTCTACGTACAAATTCAACCAATGCTGGTTTTTCAATTGTCATTTCTTCTTTTCCACAAATATCATATACTCTACGGATATATTTCTTTGTTAGTTCGTTTTCCTCTGCCTTATCAAAATCAAAGTTAATTACTTCGAATCTTGAAAGAATAGGATCTGGTAATTTATTAATGTAATTACACGTTGCAATAAATCTTGAGTTACTTGCAAATGTTTCCATTGTTGCACGAAGTGCTTTAAAGAATTGATCCGATACACCATCGACCTCATCTAATATAACTACTTTAAATTTATTACGATCATCTAATATTGACATGGTTGAACAGAAGTCTGTAATCCTTGTACGAATAACATCCACTGACGTATCTGTCGATGCGTTTATGTATAGATATGGAAGATCCCATTGTTGTACAATTGCTTTTGCAGTTGACGTCTTACCAGTACCAGGTGATCCTGCAAACAACATGTTTTGTGTTAAACCATCTTTAAACTTATTCATTACTCTTTCTGGAAGAATTAAATCAGTAAGATCTTTTGGTCTGTATTTTTCTGTAAATAATGCGTGTATCATTTTTTGAGTTTAATTTATAGTAATTATACACATTTATTAGTGTATGTTTCAAAGATAAATAGTCTATATGGCATACAATAAAAAATACCCTAATATAGTTAGAACTGGAGGTCCTTACCCTAAAAACAGGTATGGCGTTAGATATGATTCAATATCTAAACAACAACGAAGATTATTATTAGAACATCCCATCATAAAGGATAGAGCACAAGATGATCAATTCCTACATATCATATTTGAATTATGTAGACACAGGCATGTTGATCGTTTTGACAAGTTTTATTATGATTGGTCTACTGAAGAATTTGTTAAGCTTGACGACTTAAAGGAAAGTTATGATACCATTGATTGGAAATGTGCATTGAGTGGTAGGGATATTAGAGCTAATATAAATAACTTTAAACCTGAAAACTTTGTACATGAGGAATATCACGATACTATTGACGGCGGGTTCATTGATGGTAGGATAGTTAAATCATCTGTCCTCTTCCAAAAGTGCGTAAAAAAACTCCTATTGAATCAACAAAAGGAGTTCTTAAAACTTGCTCGTAAAAATTCTAAATCTTAAGAATTTAAAAGAGTATTAAATTTATCTTTAATTGAAGATGATTCTGTAATAATAGAGTCATATCCTGCTTTTTTAATAATTGTATCGTATTTAGTATATAACACAGTGTTATCTAATTGCCAGTCTGCTTTTTCTGAAATTTCAGAAGCTAGTTCTAATAGGGATGCTTCAGTAGCTCTGTAGATTAAAGATTCTTTAGTTGTTTTTTCTTCATCTTCGGCTTCTTTATCGGAAGCGATCTTAGCATCTGCTTGTTTTTCAGCATCTGTTCTAGTATCTTTATCCTCAGGAGCGTCCTGTTCAGTATTTTCTTCCTTCTTTTTAGGACCTTCCTTTAGTTCCTTTTTCTTATCTGCAATTACCTCTTTATTATCATCTTCCAATTCAGCGATTGCTGCATTTTCTTCTTGATACTTTTTTGATAATTCCTTCATCTTAGTTACCATATTAGATTTCTTGCCTGGATTGTCCTCCATACCTGTTGTCCTTTTTATGATCTCTAATTGACCTTTAATTTTAGCTTTGTGTAATTTTCTTTTAACATAGTCTCCAGATCCATTGAATCTATCGTTGACCATATCTTGTAGTTGCTTTGCCTGTATTTTTACTTTTTCAGATTTAGCAATTATTGATTTCTTTTTATCACCTTCGAATTTATCTGCCGCGAATTCTAAATCAGATGCATTCATTTTTATTTTATTAACCTTTTCTTGAGATTTAGTAGCCTTTATTCCAATAATCCATGATTTAATAAAATCTTTTGTGCCAGCTTCGTTTAAGTCTTCTAAATCAATAGCTAATTCTTCTGTAAGTTCACTTGCTAGAGTTTCTAAAGAAGTCATAATAGTATCAATATCACCTATCATATTACTTCTATCAGCATCTACTTCAACATCTGCAACAGCTTCTACTTCTGTATTAATTGTTGGGCTTTCTGTTAATTCTTCATTAACTTTATTAAACCAGTTTTCAAATTTGTCCATATTAGTTTATATTATTAGTTTTTTATATAGTCTATATATCACTGTAATCTTTGCATAAAAAAAGGGAAGATCTTTCGAAATTCCCTTTCATTAAATATATTTGGTTAACGTTAGTTAACTTAGTGATTAAGCTAAGTTGATTAAGTTAGTCCAAGATCCAGATCCGTTAGTAATGCTAAAAGTAACATACTGAGTTTCTGCATGGAATCCAGCTTCAACTAATGCAAATCTAGATTTTACAGCAATTTTCGGTGCCATAGTTCCTTCAGCGATAGTTTGTACTGATTCAGCCATTAAATAAGGCATGAATACTAATCCAGGTCCGTTTCCGTCTCCTTTTCTTCCTACAGATATTTTGTAAGATCCCCATGCTTGAGTTGGGTCAGTATATACATTAATTCCAGCAACAGATCCTAATGGGTAGATTGCTCCAGCCGATTGAGAAATAGTGTTTGCCATTGGGTTTGCAACAAATCCAGAGATTGATTGTAAAATAGTAGCTACTTGTGCTCCAACAACTGCAAAGTTACCAGCTCCTCTTCTTCCTCTGTTAGCAATTAAGTTAGCAGCGGCTAAAACCTGAGTTAATACTTTTCTGTGTTCTGATGCAACAGTCTCACCACCAGCTAATGCAGATGCGTTAGCTAAAGCGATATCAAAATCAGTAGCAGCTCCGAAAGTAGCTGTTACGTTAGTTGTTCCTAAAGTTCTTACAGAACCTAAGATGTGTTGGTTAATAGATTGAGTTAATTCGTTAGTTAATACTGACTCAACTTGAGCAACAGCATCTACACCGAATTGTTTTAAATCTTGTACTTGCTCTCTTGTAACTGCAGCAGCAACTTGGAAAGTTTCAGCAGCAATTGATTTAGAGAATAAAGAAAGACCCATTACTTTGTCAGCAGTTTGTTCACCAGCATCTCTTGAATAAGGAGCTCCGGCAGCGTCAGCAGCAGCAAATCCTTTAATGTGATCTTCTAAAGCTTTAACTAAAACAGCACCAGTATATCTAGCAGCGATGTTTGCTTCTCCAGCAGTTAATGCATCCTTAACCTCGATGATGTTTAAACCATCAATTCTAGAAGTTCCGTATAATACGTCACCACCTGCAGCAGCTGCAGAAGTTTTAACGTATGTAGGCGTTACTTTGTTATCTAATCTACCACCTTCGTATGTGAAGTCTAAGTAAGATAATAATCCCATTGGTCCAGCCATTGGTACAACTGGTACTAAATCTAAACCAATTGTTTGTGCAGCAACTTGCATTGCTAAAGGTAATAAAGACGGTGCTTTATCTCCTGATCCATTTGCTCCACCGATAACTGGGAATTTAGCTGCTCCCATACCTGTTAAGTTCATAGAAGGATCTAAAGACATAACGTTAGCGTCTTCATATAATTTGTGATTGTGACAGTAAGTTGACATCCATGCTAATTTGTTAGCATCGTTGATTCCTGTAGCAGACTCGATAATTGGAGCCCATGTTGATCTGATTTCAGATTCGTTAATTAAATTTGCCATTTTTATATTTTATATTTTTTTTAATGGTATTGTTGTTTTATTACTTCGATTGTTTTTTAGTCTTTTGCTTCTTAACTAATAATCGATATGCTTTTGATATTATTATATATCTATATTATTTTGGGTAAAAGAAAGAATTAAATGGTTTTTTCATTTTACCCGTTTTTTAATATTTATCTTATTTCTTAAATTTTGCAGCGATTTGAGCAGATATTTCTGTCATGTCATATCCAATAGTTTGTTTAACCTCTACAGATTCTTTAACCATTGCTACTTTTTCCATAACTTGAGATACTTCTCTTAAATCTCTTGTTTGCCAAAAGTTTGCAACTTGATATGCAGAATCTAATTTGTGCATTTTAGACTGTGCTAGAATTGAGTTCTTTTTTGCTTCAGATAATTTAGCAAAAGTTTCTTTGTATTCAGCAGGCATCATTGAAATAACAGCAGGCTCATTAGTAACCTTTGCTGTTAGTAATGAATTCTTCCACAATCCTAAGATTTGTCCTTCAGTTAAATATCCTCTTCCCTCTATTGCAGATAATACTTTAGTTTTATCTTCAGTTTCTAATACATTAAATTCTGATTGAGTTGATTCAGATACAAATTTAAAGAATGCTGGATTTTCTGTTTTAGTTTTTGTTGCTTTATTAATTAAAGATTGTAACTTTTCAGTAATTTCATTCTTGTAAGTATCTAAAGAATCTATTGTAGCTTCTTCTTTGATTTCTTCTTCTTTGATTTCTTCTTCTTTGATTTCTTCTCCTTCAGCATCTCCTTCACCTTCAAGTTCTAAATCAGCTTCAACGTTTTCAACGTCTCCTAAGTCATTGATTTCATCTTCGATTTCTTCAGCATTATCTTCAACAACTTCTTCAACTTCCCCTAAGTCATTGATTTCATCTTCGATTTCTTCAGCTTTATCTTCAACAACTTCTTCAGTGTCAGCTTCTTCTGTAATTTCTTTTCCTTCAGCATCTCCTTCACCTTCAAGTTCTAGATCTTTTTCAACATCTTTAACTTCAGCTCCGTGATCTAATTCAGATCCATCAGCATCAACAGTTGGTTCAGTAACATCTTCAGCGTCATTTTCTGCTTCGATTTCTTCAACTTCTTTACCAGCTTCGTCTTCAGTAATTAAGTTAGTGTTAACTGTTTCTGCAACATATTCTGCGTATTCAGTAACTTTCTCTAAGTTTCCTTTTAAATAGTCAACATATTCTAATAAGTCTGTGTGAGTTGTTGCTCCTTCGTTATAAGATTCTGCTAAATAATTAGTATACTCTTTAATTTGGTTAACACCAGTTGCCATGCTTTCAGTGTACTTAATTGATTGATCTACTTTTTCTGCAATGCTCTCCGCATATTCAATTGATTGATCAGTCTTTTCTGCTACATGTTCTGCATATTGGATGTTTTGATCTAATTTTTCAGCTAAATACGTAGTGTATTCCTTTAAATTAGATAATTCAGTTTCGTTTCCGGTTTCTTTAGCTTCTGTTAAAGATTCTTTAATAGCCTTAATCTCTTCAGAAAGATATTGAGAGTATTTGTTAAAATCTTCAGCAGTGATAAATTTAGATTCTGCCATTTTTGATTGTATTTTATTTTCAGTTGTTTTTGTTTCGTTAGTTAATAAGTCTAATGACTCTCCAATTTCATATATTAATATGTCTGAGTTATCAGCAAATCCATAAGATTCATTAACTCTCGTTAATTCAGCGTTTGCAAATCCAGGATCTGCTACTAAATCATATGTAAATAATTGTTTGATTTTAACTGTTCCATTAGATTCAACTGCACCAGCAGCTCTAGATGAAATCTGTAAAGGAACTCCTGCATCAACTAAAGCTTTAGCCTGTCGTCCTGCGTCAGTATCTAGTAATCTGATACGTCCTTTGATTTGTTTTGCGTCTTTATCATATGTAATTTCCTCAATAATGTGAGATACATTCTTTAAAGATATATCAAAGTTAGATGGGTGATCTAACTCCCCTAATAATTTTGATGCTTTAATTTTATCCTGTAAAGCCTCGATCTGTGGTAGGTATTCTTCTGCAGTATAGATACGATTGTTTCTATTCTTCACATCTAATTCACCAAAAATTCCTTCAAGAACGTACTTATCTGCGCTACCTTGTACAAGGGCAGATGAAGATCTTTCTAGGATTAATAAATTTTTATTGCTCATGTTATTATTTTATTATATTTGTATTATATATCTTTATTATAAAGTGGGATTTATTAAAAATTAATTTTTTTAGATTCCAGCTAATGGATCTTCTTCTTCTTCTTCTTTTTCAGCTTCTTCAGCTTCTGTTTCAGCAGCAACTATTTCTTCCACGTATTCTAAATAGTATTTCTTTAAAGTTGAAATATCATTAGTTGTGAATTCTCCATTGCCATACGTTTTGTAGAAATAATCTTCAAATTCTTTTTCAGTTTCAGAACTTACAATAGCTCCCACAATTTCAGTACTTTTAATTTCAGTACCATTGTCTGTACTATAGTCATCTATAATTACCTTAGATTCTGGAGTTACTTTAGTAGCTTCATCAAGGCTATGGAATTGTTCAAATAGTTTTACATGTTTCATTACTTTATATATTCTTTTTCTTTTATATTACATTCCCATTCCCATGTCCATAGGATCCTGTTCTGGCTCTTCGGCATCCTTGGCAGCCTTACGTGCTTTATATGCTTCATTTGCTGCTTTATCGTCAGGTGATAACTTTAAATATCTATCTACTAAGAAATCTTGATCAAAGTAACTAGTTTCTTCCATAGTAAGTGGATCTGTTTCAACTAATGAATCTTTTAATTCACCAACAAAATTGATTCTACGTTCCATGATTTCCATATGCTTTAATTCTGCAAACATATTCTCTTCAGTAAACTGTAATGATATTTGAGTTTTAAATCCTGCATCATCTGCGAATTCAGGATATTTAAGACACATTTGGATATGTAATGGTTTTACTAGAACTTCTTGGAATGAAGATCTTAATCTCTTAATAAATTTAGAGAATTTGATTTCATCTCTAATCATTCCATCAGCTGCTAAGTTAAAGTCTCCTCCACCATCTTCATACATGAATCTGTTAAATGGAATCTTAGAAACTGCTTTAAGTTTATCAGTAAAGTATTTAAGTGCTTCTGTATCTGATAATTCAGGACCTTCACCACCTAGTGTTTCGATTTCTGGACTTTCACCATCTTTACTTGGTAACCAGTATTCTTTATTAAATTGTAACATTGGCTTACCGTCAGTATGCATACTTCCAGATTCCCAATCAAAATCTACAACTTCTTTATAGTTATTCATTAATTGAGCTAGGGATTGTTTTGCTCTTGTTTTAGATTTACCACCGACTGGGATAATAAACTTCATTCTATAAGATGAATTAGTAACAGCCCAAATTACTCTGGTGTGTTCCATAATTCTCATTAAGTTAAATGATCTTATAAGACGTTCTAAGTAACTTACCCTAGATGCCGTAGTAATTGATGAATAAGAGATATAAATGATCTGAGAGTCATATAACGTTCTTTCTTTAATTGGATCGTCTTTAAATTGAGTCCATACTTTCTTACCATCGTCTTTATTATATCCAGGTACTAATGTAATAGGATCTATTTCTTTAAAACCGATAATTTCAGTTTGTTCTGGATTATAAACTATTTCAAAAGATAAATAACCATCGATTAGGAATTTTCTAAAATAATACCAGGCTGACTGATCTGATGTAAATCCAAAATATTGGTAAATGTCTCTATAAGACTTATTAAGATATTTGTTAACATCTTCGCTAACATCCATTCCAATAATTTCAGGATTTGCGAAAAAGTTTTTATTATCATATACAATAGACTCATCACAAAGAATATCTAAGATGTCTTCAATTTCATCATATGTTGAAAATGCTCTTAATTCTTCTCTCTTACCCTCATATGCTTGATCAAAGAACGGTATGTTCTTGCGCATATTAGTATCAGACATTGATAATGCAGCAAAAGCTCCATACATGTCGTCAGAGTCTAATCCCATTTGATTCATTTGGCCAAAGCCAATTGCATCTTCCATTGGTCCAATTGACTGAGACTGTCTAAGAACCAAGTCATCATAGTACATTCCAAACGAAGATAGTTTCTTAAGACTATCTCTTAATGTGAATGCTTTTTTACCTGTACTTAAAGGGCCATTTCTATTTACGAATCCTGCCATTGTATTTTATATTATTATATTATTTGTTTTATATATATCTTCTTCTTATTGTTTAGAAAACATTTGTCGTATTTGTGTGATCGTTGTACCATTTAAACTAATGAAATCACATAGTGCAATTTCTGGCCATTTTAAATAACTTACAACTGTTTGTCTTGTTTTTCTACTAGGATTATATCTTCTAATAGCAAAAACACATCCAGTGCTTTCTAAGTATGCTTTCATTCCATCGTACGTTATTCTAAGGGCTCTTTGTTTTTCAGCATCATATGATTTATTAGATGTACTTTTAATAGGTCCTCCCATTCTAGTATATAGATCATCTAATAATTGTTCTTTAACACCAATCGGCAATAAATTTAAATTTACACCTAAATCGTTACCTTCAACACCTTCAAGTGCTAATACCACAGGATTCTTATCATACCATGGTAGATCTTTAGTCATAGGACTATAATCAAACACATATATTTTACCAGGCTGAAAACGGTCTCTAGTAGCTTTTACCTCTACTATTTTCCTACTAGCAGAACTTTCAGTATACCAAGTTTGGGCATTTTTACGTGCTCTCTTCTTGCTACCTGCAGTTCTTGATAGTTCTTTTATTCTGTCCTTAACGTAACCCATTTAATATAGTGTCTTCAGTTAGTACTATGAAATTCCAATTACGACCTTCACTATATGTTTTAGCCGCATTATATTTATCCATATTTCTTACGTAAGCCTCAGCTAAGAATTTATAAGACGCTAAAGCCTTTTTTGAATTTTTCTTAGGTATTTGAGGTTTTTGTATCTGTGCTTTTGGTTTTATTTCAACTAAATACTCTTTATGTGTCCCGTCTTGTTGTAATTGTTTAAAATAAAAGTCTGGATAATACTTATGTGCTTTATTAGTTTGTCTTGACCAGTATTTTATTTCAACTGGCTCACTTGACCAATTAATTACTTTATCATTCATGTCACACCATATACAAAACTTCTTTTCCCATGAGCTTCTATAAATTATTGGCTGGGGTCCTATATATTTCTCTGGAAACTTTGGATGATAATATCCTTGACTGAATCCTGAGTTCTTAGTTGGTTTAACATTCTTTATTGACATTGATAATTAAAGGGTGTATATTCCTGAATGTTCTCCTCCGTTATCATTAGAACCTGTAATTGATATAGTTCCTTTATATTTCTGAGGGTGAATCTTATTCCATCCTTTAGCGTATCCTCTCTTTGCAATCTCTGTAAAGTATGCAAATGCATTAGGATATTTAGGATTAAAGTTTCTCCAATATTTTAATAAATCTAACATTGCAAATTGAAGACAGTCATTACGATCATCCTCACTCACGTATCTCATTTTATTAATAGTTTTCTCAGCTAGAAGAATTAGCATCTTCTCAGCTGTTGGGGTTAACTTGTCTGCGTCTTTGGATAAAACCATTTGAGCATAAAAGTCTTTATTATTTAAGTAATTTTTCTTACGAGCCATTGTTATTTCTTTATTTAGATATTATACATAAAAATGTTGTTTTGTTTCTAAATGAAAAAAAGGGAACCGAAGCTCCCTTTTAAAAATATTTAATCTAGTTTGATTATGCTTGTAATTCAGTGATCTTAGATTCCCATACTGAGATTTCCTCATTTATTAAGGTATCTGCTGCTTTGATCTCTGTGATAGACTTATCAGCAGTTGCTAATAAACCTCTTTGATCTTTTAAGAATGCTACCATATCTTGATAAGTTTCAATAGTTAATGCTTTTTCAGCTTGACCAGCTTGTTCACCTTCTAATAATTCTGTTAAGAAAGAATATGCGTTTTCACCAGTTTGTTCTGTAATATACGTAGAAGCTTCATTTGCAGTTGCTTCAAAGAATTTACCAATTTTATTATCATTGTTAAATCTTGAAACATATACTTTTTCTTCGATTTTAAATATGTTAACTGTATTTGAGTTTCCTTCAAATGTTGCTGCGAAGTCTAATACTACGAAGTTTTCAACTAATGTTGGAAGTGTAGCAAATAATTCAGCAGTTCCTTTGTTTTCATATCTTACTAATCCAGATGCTAATGCATAGTTTGTAAAAGTTCCTTCAGCTATTAAAGTTCCGTTATTTGTAAACGTTCCTTCAGTTAAGCTATAAACGAATTTAGAAGCTCCAGAGAACCATGTTACTTTTTCGTTTGAAAATTCAAAAGATTCAAAAGCAGCAATTGCAGCATTCATATTAGAATCTGATGTTTTTTCTATTTCCGTGATAACGTTATCATTCATTTCGAATAATCTTCCGTTAACGTAAAATGTAGACGTATTCTCATTAATAGAGAAAGGTGCTAAAATGTTAGTTGTCATATTATTTAGTTTTATTTATTTTATTATATATCTTAATTAATTTTAGTAATTTATAGTTGTGTTTGAAGAGCTTACAATATACCATTGTCCAGAATAGAATTTAATATTAACAACCCCTCCAACTGCTATCGAAATACTAGTAGCTCCTGCAAAATTAGAAGCATCTATTGTAACTGTACCGTTTGTTGAAAGTAGAGTTTTTTCTTGGTTATATGATCCGCTTTGAATTACAACTAATCCAGTATTTATTGTACTGTCTAAAGGTACTGTAGAGTCTAGGCTTGAAGGTGAATGTAGATTACTCACTTGATTAAAGCTTGATCCTGGTCTAAGTACTCTATTAATAGTAATTCCCTCTGTTGTATCTTCTGTTATTTTAGAGGTTTCAATTGCGCCTGATGTTATTTCGTCAGTTGTTGGTATTGTAGATGATAATATCTCAAACATTCTATTACCAACATGTCTCTCTGAATCAAAGTCAAATGAAGGTATGAATGAACTAATTTCAATTGGGAAACTTATTTTGTATTTATCCTTATCTTCAAATGTAAAATCTATTGGCGATTGAATTTCAAAATCCTCTGGAATAGCATAATAAGAATTTAATCTGTATGTTGCTTCGTTTAAGTGACCAACCTCTACATTAAAGCTATTAGACTTATATAATGTTTTAATTAATCTTTCAGTTATTTTAAAAGCATCTAATGTAGAACTTACTAATATTTCAAGATCAACTGATAATGTAATTGGAATCATTTCAAATTCTGCAGTATAACCTTCCATAGCTCCATCACTATTCATTTTGGTATAAGAACCTACATTTCGTTTGTTCACTAACTTATCAGCATCTATTGACATTCCTGTTAGATTTACAACCCCTCTTGGAACCACGTCGTAGTTACCATCTGCAAATGCAGTATTAGGGTGACAGTCTGTTCCAGTAGCTGTTGAGAATAAGAAATTATCTCTTAAAAATTGATCATCCCCTGTTATAGAATAATAAAAAGGAATATCGATTGCTTTTCTAGTATCTGCAGCTAGCTGTCTGTAAAAATAAACCTTGTTATTTAAATCAGCTAATAAGCCAATAATAGTATGTCTAATAATACTATCGTCTGAATTATACTTTAAATTATATGAAGCCATTAATTATCTATGTTTAATTTTAATATAGTATATATCTAAATTAATCTACCTTTGTTACTTCAAACTTTGAGAAACCATTCTCTTTAAAAATATGAATCTCTTTATCAAATACTTCTCTTGGTAATACTGAGTGATTTATAATAAATGTATTTAGCTTTGCTTCTTTAATTACCTTACTTAATATTTTAAGAATATTGTGAACTCCATCCGCATCAACTGAACTTAATAACTCATCTAGAAATAATAAGTTTAATTGTGGGAATCTTAGTTTTAATATTTTAATGATTGCTATAATGATAATAAAATCTGCTTTCTTACGTTCTCCGGTTGAAAGAGTCATTGGGTTAATTTCTTCACCTAAGTGATTAATTATACAATCAAACTTTTCATCAAAACGAATATGAAACGGTAAATGCATTGTTTGAATCATTGCCGCTATATTAGTATTTAGTCCTGGTAGTATTGTTTTAACTGCAAGGTTTTTTACACCATCTTCTCCTAGTATTTCTTCTAAATTCTCTAAGAAGTAATAGTCTGCATTAACTTTTGATTTTGCATCTATCTTTTCAGTTTCCTGAGTTTCAAAATTAGATATCAATTGTTTCATATGAGAAAAATCAGATCCTTTTGCTAGAGAATCTTTAATCTTTAGCAATTCTTTCTTAAGGTTATTAATATTTGTATTAATAGAAGAAACCTTATCTCTTATTAAAAGATCCTTAGATCTAAAAGATTCAATAGAATCATTAATAGATTTTAATTTAATAGTAGCATCTTTTATTTGAGAAGGTAATTCATTTGCCTTAGTTTCCATTTCAGCCTTACGATCTGTATGGAATTCACCTTCAAGTGGACCTTCACACGTCGGGCATGTGTTACTTTCGTATAACTTTAATTTGCCTTTTAATGATTGTAGTTCAAATTCCAATGAAGTCTTTTCTGATCTTGCATCAGTTAAATTAGTTTTAATATTTTTAACGCTTTCAGTTATATTTTTCTGAGCTTCTGCTAATTTATTCTTATTTCCTGAGTATCTAATTAAAGTATCTTTTAATTCTTGAATTTTAACCTTGTCTTTTTCATTAGACTCTGCCATCAATTCGTTTAATTGCATGTTAACTGATGTTATATTCTCATTAATTGATTTTAATTCACGCTCGTACACATCTATGTCAACCTTTAATCCTTTACGTTCTTCTTTAATCTGACGTTGCATCTCATTTAATATAGAAAAACCAAACATACGATCAATGATCTGTTTCTTATCGTGATTTGTCATTGTTAAGAATGACTTAAAGTCATTTACTGAAAGGATAATAATGTTTTTAAATACATGATATGGAATTCCAAAGATTTCCTCTTCTAAATATTCCTGTACTGATCTTTTACCAGCTTTATCAAACTCAACCCCGTTTAAACGAACTTCAAATTTACTAGGTGCCAATCCTCTTTCAATGCTAACTTCAGTAGTTCCACATTGTAGATTAATCTTTACCCATAATTCTTTATTTATTCTGTTTGGTAAATCTGCCATCTTAACACCTTCAACTTTACCGTATAACGCATAAACAATCGCGTTAGCAATTGTGGTTTTACCGTGTCCGTTTTTACCTAATGTTAAAAATAACTCAGAAGAATCGTCTTCAAATTCTAATTTTTGAATTAAATTACCGTAACTTGCAAAATTCTTAAACTCTATTGATTGAATCTTCATTAGTGGTCGCTATCGTAGTTATATGCACATAGATCGTGCAATTTCTTTATTCTATCCTTAATTTGTACTTTAGTTTCATCATCGTGTGACATTCCATCAATATACATGTTACAAAGATGCATTATGTTATAGTTCTTATAGAGTTCTTCTATTTCTTCCATATCATACATATCCTTATCAATAAATGTATCTTGTTCATATATGTTAGGTTCTACTTTACGACTAACTGATTGGATTGTATTAATCAATCTAGATAATGAATTAGAAGCTGCAATATGGGATGGTACGAATAAATCTACAAAGTTGTTGCGTATTTGATCTTTAAACTCTCCCAAGGGCACGTTGTAAAGACTTGTAAGATACGTTTTAACAAATTTTGGTGATCTATCATTCTCGAAGAAAGTCTCTTCCATAGTCTCTAAATCAACAAGGTCAAATCCTTTTGAATTGTTTGCATCCGATCTTGTTAATTGATATGGAACTCCAACCATTCTTAACCTACCTTTAGTTTGTCTATAATGTATATGTCCTGAGAAAACTGCAAGATAATTATCATATGAGTTTGCTTCAACTCCATGTAAATTAGTAACCTTTGCATTTAATTTAATACCTCTTACTTCAGAGTGACAAAACACAATATTTGAATGTGGATATTCTGCAAGAGTTTCAACTTCATGATCCGTGTCTTTTCTCCATGGCATCAACAATACTCTCTTATCTGCCCATTTAAATTCTTTAGGTTCTTTATAGATTGCAACGTTTGGAATCCATTTTAAACTATCGATTGATGTAACATCATTACTCTTCTTAGCCCATATATCATGGTTTCCACAAATAACATGAACTGGCAGTATTTCACCAAGTCTTTCAAAAAGATCTACAGCGTAATGTAATACTTTTAAGTTTATACTTTGTCTGTTATCGAATGCATCTCCAACCTGAACTAATATATCTCCAGGTTTTACATTCTTTTTGAGGGTTGGTATGAATTGGTTTTCATAAAAGTCTTTTTGGATTTCTAACCATTCCATTGAATTTGATCTTACACCTAGATGCATATCACCTAAAATCCAAATCCTCTTTACAGGTCTTTTTAAGATTTTACCGTCAATCATATTAAAATAGTCTGTTTATGTTCTTTTTTCTTAAGATGTCCGTTCTTTCGTCAAGCTGCTCTATTAGCTCTTCTTTAAATTTATTACCAAGTGATTGATAAAAACGGGTAGGGTTTATATTGAAGTAATCACATAACTCTGAAAATACATCAACTAATGAATGATCTTCTCTAGTCTCGTCTGATATGAATTCATAAACCTCATTAATGTCTATTTTCTTTAATTTAACAGTTTGTTGAAATTCATCAATCTCATTAAATTTCTTATATCTAGAATTTAATATTAAAGAGTGTATATTTTCAGCTATTAAATTAGCTTCAATTTTATCTTCTTCTGGTCTATTATCTACAACTCTTGGCGATAGCTCAAATGTCATTGATGTGTCGAATTCGTATTCAGTCTCTTCGAAAGTATTATCGAATATTTTGTCTCTTTTTGTTCTCATTATAAGCTGTGTATGTTTGAATTAGACACTTCGTCTGTTTCTGTTATTCTCATGTAATTATAGTTAATGTCTAACTTACATTTAACTCCTTTACCTTCACCATCTCTAATTTTTAATATCTTTAACCAGTATTCATTTGATGCTCTCATCATATCATCCTGTATAATACCTAACATTAGATCGGCAGTATGCGAAAGACCTGCAGATTCTGCAACATCTCCCATTCCAATATCACTGGAATTATAATTGTTTCTATTAATCTGAGTTGCTGTAACTATCAACCATCCGTTTCTTACTCCCATTGCTCTTAAATCTTCTGCAATTTGCTTGATCTTTAAGTACATATTTTCAGAGTTTGGTGCTCTATAATTTGCTAAGATGTTAATATAGTCAATAACTATTGCACCTAGTTTAATCTTACGTTCTTCTTCTATTTGTTTTAAATAAGCTTCTATATCCGTAACCGTTGCCTGTGAAGTTGGAAACTGCTTTATGAAAAGCTGACCGGGTGGTGTTAATCCATCCCCGACAGTTTCAATTTTACGTCTCATTAAATCTACGTTCTTTGCCTTTTCTTCGTAATCATTCATTTGAATAGTTAACATATTTGCTCCGATACGTTTCATTACCTTATGTGCTGCCATCTCTGCGGAAACAAATGCGGTATTAACTCCCATCTTTACAAAATTCGCAGCGTCATTTGCTAAGAAAATTGATTTACCAATGTTTTGTTCTCCAACATAAACTACTAGAGAACCATCTTTATCGTAACCTCCGTTAAGAACTCTATCTAAGAAATGATATCCAGTACTTACTTTAACTCTTTGTTCGCTATAATGATCCTCTGCTTTAAAGAAATCAAGACCAATGTCTGAATTAAATATAATAGAATTTCTATCGTTTATTAATGTCTTTACTTTTTGAATAATAGAATCTGTATTCTCTGGAGTAACTTCTGTTGTTTTAACATACTCGATCGTATCCATTAAGGTACTATCAAAGTTTCTCCATTTAATCCAAGATTCTGCTGTCGATGTTAACCATTCGTCATCGTAATTAACTAGATCTACGCTGTAAATAATATCTACAATATCTTCCTCAATTTTACCTTTAACCTTTGGGTTCTTTGTAAGAACTAACATTTGGTCTTTAGAAGGTGTTTCGTGGAATTTCTCGTAGAATTTAGATGCTAAATAGTGTAAAGTATCGATATCATCAGAAGAGTAAAAACCTTTCTTAATAGTCTCTAAGTATTTTGGCTTAGCAAGGGATAGTTTAAAAAAGATCTTTTCAAAGTCTTGTCCGAATTTCATAGATTGTTTTATTTATACTAATTATAATGATAAATGTTAATTTGTTTCAATCTTATTCTAGTATAATATGACCTTGTCCAACTGACCATGGTTCTTTATCCCATGCATTTATTGCAATAGCGCCTCTAATACCTGCAGTTACCTCAGAAACACCGTGAACTACTTCACCTGGATTAAATATAACTAATCTGTTTGGTCGAGTTTTTATAATTTCCGGTGGGTTTCCTTCGCCATCTGTAAATATTTGTAAATCACCACCCTCAAATTCAAAACCTGGAGGATAATATACACATCCTAAAACCGGTGTAATTCTATCACCTGTTTCTTTACGATACATTACATCATCATCTATATGTAATTCCAAATAGTTTCTACGACCATCTTGATCTGCTCTTTGAATTCCAGTCCAATGTTCGAATCCGTCTAGCGTTCCAGTTAAATTAACTGGTAGTTTATCATGCCAGATATATTTGATTAATTTTTGCTTAACATTTTTAGGATCATTGCTCCACCATCCTTTCCAATAAGTATATTGTCCAGTAGGGTAGAAAAAGCCATCACCTGCTTCTGCTATTTCTTTTAATAAGTTTTCGTCTTTTATAAAGTCGTCAAATACTGCTATCATATGTATGGATTTATTTTTATTTCGTATGTTTCCTTTCCTTCTTCAAACTTAGTTTGTTCTATTAATCCAAGTTGAATCGCTTTCTTAAGTCCTTCTGATGCATTATCATGATTTCCTTTAGAAAAGTATTTCATTAAAGCATGTCGAGTAAACGTTTCCTTCTGTCTATCAGGGCGTTTAACTGCTTCGTTAATAAATATGTATAAAATGTCAAAAGCATCAGGAAAAGCTTCTAACTTCTCCTGTATGCCTAAGATATATTTTATAGGTAGCTTATCTTCTACCATTTTATGAACATCTACTTTCATTATGATTCTACAGCATCGTTTAACATCTCTTCGATATCTAATGAGCTTGATTCTGAATTATAATTAAATAGAGGCTTAATATGTATTTCAATTCTTTCTAATACTTCTTTTGTAAATACCTTATCTGTGAAGAATTCTTTATTTGGAACTGCCTCATCTAAGTGTTCGCAAATCCATCCCCTTGCTGTTGCCTTAGGAACTTTCTTTCCTTTTTCAATTGAGCCTTTAGTAATTCCACAAATATCCCAAGTAGCATATTGTTCTAATCCAACATAAGGATTCATACCTTCACTAAAGTTTAAGTGGAATTTAATTGGAGTTGGTTTTGCGAAACGATTCTTTGAAGGTTTTGCAGTTACAATAATACCAACTTTATCAGCACCGTCCTTTAACTGTGCCTTTCCTAACATAAGCACTATTGATGCTGCATATTCTGGACCAGTTCCTCCACCTGCAATTTGCATTGGGATAAACGATTGAGATTGGTATGTGTGATTTGTAAATATAAATGGAATCTTTAAATCTGCTAATGGCGTCATTATAATTCTAAATATAGATTTTAAGATCTTTGAACGAGTCATATCTGATTTTTCACTACCAGATGCCGCATCGTCAATTTCTTTTCTTGTTGCCAAGTTACCTGCAGAATCTAAGATGATCATAAGCTTTGGAATCTTTCCTCCGTTTCTTTTGATCTCTTGCATCTTTTGAGTAATTGTTGTAATAGAAGTTCTGAAATCTTGAACAGTATTCATTGGTTGATAATTTACCTTAGTAATATCAATACCAAACTTAATCATTTGTTCTTTATCTACAGCTGCTTCTGAATCATAATAGATTATGCTATAACCCATGTTGATTGCTTCTCTTACAGAGTTTAATGTAAGGAATGTTTTACCAGTTCCTGAAGGACCTGCAACCGAACACGATCTGTTGTTTGGCCATCCTCCAAAAAGGGAACCGCTAACACATGCATTCAAGTGATAGTTTCCAGTATGAATCCACTCAGTTACTTCTGAGAAATTCGATTGATCCATTACAGATCCTAACGGGTTTAAGTCAGCAAGTTGCTTGTTTAAATCGTCAAATGTAAAATCTTTTTTAGCCATTGTCTTTGTTTTTATTTTCTTTTACTCTCATTTTATCAAGTTCATCAATTAAATCGTGAGTTTCATCTTGTATATCTGACATTTGAGATTTAAGTAATCTTAGTCTCATATGAATTTCTTGATACTTCTGAACTTTTATTAATTGTTCTTTTGATAAATTTTCAGTTAATTTCTTAGGATCTGTGTTCATCTTGTCTTTCTTTTATTTCGTCAAATATAGTTCGTTGGTTTGTAACAGCCTTATTTGGTTGTTCTACGACAGATTCTATCCTATTAACCAAAGATCTAATTGAATCTCCTAAACTCATATTATTAGGGGTTGATTTAACAATACCTACTACTGTTTCGTAAAATGTTGGTTTCATATTAAAATAATGATGTTGAATAAATTAAGTTTCTGTTTAGTGTCTGTAGACTGCATGCTTTCAATACTCTATTTAAAGGATCAATTACACTCTTTTCAAATTGAAGTTCATAATCAATTTCTGGAGCTATCTCATATGGATGATCTCCTGGCATATATGCGAACATATCACATGTTGTATGTTTACAGTGGTATAACTTTAACTTCTCACCGTTACCAATCATTTTATACTTATTCTTGTATTTAGGATTGGTATTCATTAAGAAATTATAGAATCCTGCTGCTTTAACATTAGGAGGACACTTAGAACCAATCTGGAACTCGATAGTGTCATCAACGATATACTTCTCAATATTATTAGTTCTTTTGTTAAATGCAATCTGATCAACGTCAACCAGCTTAAACTCCTTCTTACATTTTTTCAAATACTCTACTAATTTCTTAAGTAAATCAGATGTTGGCTTTTCAGACAATACTAATTTAAGTGCTTCAGTTAAATGCTTACGAGCAACTGCTGGAGTTGAACTTTGAATAGTATCAAACCCTATCGTTTTTATTTTAGATAAGGTTGGATATCTATCTTCTTCATCAAGTTTATCTTCCCAAGCAATGTTTTGTAAATATTTCTTTTTGGCTAACCAAATACCTGAGTATGCAATAGTCTCTAAATCAAAATACAAGAAATTATCTGTATTCGTTGTTTCAGCGTACTTTGCCATACACTTAGTAATATAGTCCTTGATTCTAAAATTATATAGTCTCATAATGAACTTATCAATTGTTAGCTTTTCTCCAAGCCATTCAATAGATTCATACATTTCTTCAAACTGGACATAACAAGAATCTGTATCGATATAAACAACTGATGGTTTTACAAGTTTATTAACTACCTTAATATTGAAGTATTCATGGACTGCAACATCTTTCATCCAGAAATCTTGAAAGTACTTATTCAATATTTTCTCAGAATAAAGGATTGCTCCTTGACCTTGTATTGTAATTGATTCTGCAATATCTAAATTGAAGAAGTGAAACCATTTGTTTCCAAAGGCACCATAAATCGAGTTTAATGTTACTTTAACTGCTTGCTCATACGCTGTGTATTTCGCAGACATCATCGAATAGTGTTCGATAAGGTCCTTTGCTTCAGCATCACTAAGCTCAGATTCTGGCTTCTCTAGTAGTTGTGTTATATCCGACATAAGTTATTCAGCTGTTTGGCAAGTTGCAATTGTTAATAGTGTTTCAGATTCATTTGATCTTAACACGACTCTATTGTCCATTACGTTAGCTGTATAATCTTCTTTGTCTAATAAATTTAAGTATTTTTTGAATAGTGTAACCTTTCCACCTGCTTTTCCGTCATAATCTGGAGTAACTAACATGTTATAAGTATTACCTGTTAATTTAACACCCTTTCCGTTTGCTTCGATTGAGAAAGTTTCTTCTTTATCTAATCCGAATAAAGATTTAACTTTATTTAATGTAGATAAATCCATGTCAAACTTATAGTTTGCTTCTTCAACATTGAAAATTGTTGCAATTTGAGAATCTGTAAGATCTTTATATCCTAAAGATGGTTCTGAACATGCAAGGTTAATTTCTAATTCGTCATTAAAAATTCTAAATGATGTTGCTACAAAATCGTCTGCGTTTTCGATGAATTCAATTTCACCTTGAATAGAATCATATTCGAATTGCTTAAATGCATCTGTTAATTTAGTTGCATCAAAGAAAGCGATCTTTAATTCTTTTTCAGTTGTAATTGGCTCAGCAATTTGGAACATATGTTCAACTGGAACTCTGTGATGCTTTACAGCATCTCTTTGTGGTAAGTAAGCTGAAGCTTGAACTACACCGTCTTTAATTTTAAAGTATACGAATGTATCAATAACCTTTAATCTGTTGATAAAGCTAGTGAAACTGTTTTGATCTACTTTGTTAATTGTAATTTTCATACTTTTAGATTTGTTAATTATATTTAGGTATTATAAACAAAATAAGTAAAAAGTTTCAAAAATAAAAAAACCAGGATTGTAGTCCTGGTTTAGTGTAGTGTAGCGGTGAAATAATTGTTTTACATATTTTTTGTAAATGATTCAAATGTTTGCATATATTTAAATGAACTCTTAACTTCATTTTCGTTAATACCATCACCTGTATAATTCCATTTCATACCTTTACCTGTAACATCGCGACCTAAGTAACAGTACATTCCTTTTACAAAACCTTCAAAGAATACAGCAGAACCCCAGTTCGAACCATTGTCTTCTAGATCTAATGAGTATTCCCTAGCATCAGCATCTTCCATTGCTTGTAGCTTAACACCTGCTTCTTCTATTGAAAATAAGATTCCTTTTTTAAAATCTAATTTATCTCCATTATACCATTCTTCACCATCTGCCTCTTCGTCATTCATTGGATCTCCATACATGTCGAACTGTGGTAATTCAGAGATTCCATATGCTAGTGCCTCTTTTTCTGTTTTAAAGAAATTTACCTGAGCATAATCAGGTGTGTTTTCTACTACGTAAAATATTTTTGCCATTACCTTATTATTTTTTTGTGTTTGTTTATTTACAAACACCTATATGTTAATTAATTTATATATCTATATTTTAAACTTTCTTCTTTTAAAAGTTTCTTTCATAAGCTTAATAGCTTGAGCTTTATATCCAGGTGCTCTGAATTGTCCTCCAACTTCTTGAGATTCACTCTCAATATAGTCAATTAATTCGTTAGTTGAAAATTCAACACTCATTAGTAAATTCTCTAAGTCATCATCCTCATCATCTGAAATAGTTCCATCTGTGTTTGCTTCGTCAACTCCTTGAATATTAGATCCGTATGCTGCAATCCATTCTTCTTTAGTCATGCCTGCTTGATCAGCTTGCATTTGTAAATGGTCTTGCCATTCGTTTAAATCTTTAATGTGTTTCATAATTTATTTTATTTTATTTAGTTCTCCTAAAACTGGTGAATTATCATGGCCGCATTTATGGCAAATGAAAACGTCTTTTCCACCATCTTCTATCTCCCAAGACCAATCACAGTTATCACACATAACTCTGTTTGCCGTGAATTCTTCAAATAATTTAACGTGTTTCATTATTTTTGATTTTGTGATTTGAATCTTGTTGATGGATTCGACTTTAAGTGTTTAGTCTTACGACCTTTAACACGTTCTCTCCATAATTTAAAACTAGATTCTTTCATGTTAGATCTCATTATCTTTCTAACATCATTTTCTTTAATACCGAATTGAAATTCAATAGCTTCAAATGGAGTTCTATCCTCCCATGCCATTTCTATAATTCTATCTAAATCTCTATCGTTAAATTTCATATACTCTATATATCTACAAAAAAATGGGGTAAGAATAGTAGCGAACTTTTTCTTACCCCGTGCCGTTAACTAAAACGGTCCTAAAATCCAACCATATTTCAGGTTGGCTATTTCAGTTTTTTATCCATCACATGCTTGGCAATCTGGATCGGTTGCTTGTGCCGCTATATCTCCTCTTAATACTGATTCAGTTCTCATATAATATAGAGTCTTAATTCCTTGCTCATAAGCTTCTAAATGTACTTTATTAATAAACTTAGGTTCTGCTTCTTTAGGAAAAGCTAAATTTAATGAAACTGATTGATCAACAT